CTATTTTACGTCGCACCATTATAGTTCCTTAACTTCGCCATCCCAAATACGAACTTTGTATTTAGGTGAATATACATAAAGCAATTCAGTATCCAAAAAGATTGGATGTACTCGCCTGACTAACATAACTGTATCTTCAGGTTTGTTGTGTTCCCACAATCGAGTAATCGCCAGATCGCTATCATTATCGTACTGATGGATACCCCAGCCCGATTCGATATCTTTTAGTTTACCTGTCCAACCCTTAGGGAAGAATAACCATTGGAACCAACCAGTGGCGAGATGACACAACCAGAATAATAGCAACCAACCACAGAATGTTAGTGAGTGATAAAGCTCTGCTCTTTCTTGTTTACGTTTATTGGCTTTTCTTTGACGCTCTAACTTTTTCAACAAGTCTGTAGTTTTCATTAGTATCTCTTCATTTTGCCGTGTTGACCACGATGATAGAAAGGTTGATCATGGAGTTTGGTATTGGTGCGTTCACCAGAATCTTCATCACATTTACTACGTTCTTTACGTCGCTCGATTGTTGACTTACTCGGTAGCATGAATCTCGGAAACGGAATGTTCATGTTTTTTCCTATATACTAATTTGAAATAGTCTTCCCACTCGGCATGTTCTTTATTAGTTATTGTGTGATTCTCCATAGGGTATAAAGGAGAGCCTAAGCTCTCCCATATATTTAGAACCCTTCGTAATCATCGAAGAGATCAGAATCGATTTCACGTTTCATTAGATCCAATCCTCTTCACGACAGACAAGGTCATCATGTTCATCAGTGATGATATCTGGTCGAACGTCTTCTTGACTACCGATAATTGTTTCGATACTTTTCATACCCATTCCTCGTCGTTAGTAATAATGTCAGGTCGTTCATCTTTCATAGTTAGAATCCTTCGTATTCTTCTTTCATTTTTTAATCCTCACTCCGGATATAAATAAACTTGTGTTTAACTTCTTCAATAAGCTTATCAATAAACTCGTATTTACAAATGTAACCGATTTCGGTATCATCTTCAGGATCATCGATTAGCTCGTGTTCATGTTGGTCAGATTTTACAGTAAAACTGACTAATGCGCGATACAACCCAACACGTGTGTTTCCGTCATAGGGTGTTGTTTGATGAAACACCACTAATTCACCTTCTTTTAAAGGTACGTCTTTAACTATACAATCTGTCATACTGCTACTTTACCCGCAATGTGGGGATGAAAGTTATAGTTATCGATAGTGTAATCATCCCGAGTAATATCCAAGATGTGTTTACCTTTCGATTCTGGTTTAAATGTAATGGTTGGTGTTCCATAACATTCACGTGTCAATTGTAGTTCTACTTGTTCTTCGTGGTTGGAATACACATGGGTATCACCACCAGTCCAGACGAATTCTTCGGCAACCATATTGAACTGGTTAGCCAACAGGTGAGTCATTAGACTATAGAACGTGATGTTGAATGGCACACCAAGAAAAGTGTCGGCTGATGCGAATCTTAAATACCATTCGTTAGATGGTACTCATTTGTTTATGACGCGATATCCAGAGAATTTAATATTATTACTTCTCAATCTAAAAGTGATCGTACCTGTAGATACCCCTAATGCTTTCGCAGCATCAGATTGGGAGCTATAGATAATGCCATCTATTTCAATTTGATTAGTATTAATCGGTTTTATACCAATCTTCTTTTCTGCTATTCTTCTCTTAGTTTCTTCGCTGTGTGTTTTACCAAAGAACGGATTTTTATCACCCTGTCTTTGACTAGCTATTTCCGATAGACGTTCTTTTGTCTTAGAATCAGCTTTCTTACCAAGTCGATGAGTATTACCGATATTTATTGATGATAGTATTGCCTTAACCTCGGGTGTATGGGTTTTACCAAACATTCCATTTTTATCACCTGGGCAACTATATCTCCTTAAACGTTCCTCAGCACTAAGTCCCAACATGGTAAGAGCATATTTCTTTCGAAGTTCACTCTTGTTTGGGTTATGGGTAAAATTATCACCACCGCGAGCAGATAATCCAATATTAAGTAATTCTCCACTGGACATCATTTCGTTAATAGCAATTTCTTCTAACTCATATGCTTCAGATCTATCTTCGCAAACATTAAAACTAACCGAAAATTCGGCACCATCATCAAATATTTTCTGCATATTGACATTATGGTGTTTACCTAATCGTAGTTGGTCAAAATGTTGCTTAAGCCGTTTTTCAATATTACCGGTACTACCTATATAAATCTTCCCGCAACTTGATCTTAGTTGGTAAACTACATTCATTAACACCTCCATACTGGAAGCATCATAAACAAATGCTGTAATTTTCATTACAGGCGAGACTATATCTCCTTCCTCGTTGAGGAAGCCTCCCGTTTCGAACCACTTGGTTCTACTTCCTTACGGAATAGTCGTTGAACGTTCTTCTCATAGAGAAGCTTCGCTGCTGGTTACCCAATCCCCACACTTTTCAAACCATGGCTTTGCATTACTGCTCGCAGTGGTAGTGAGGCTCTAAGGGACTTCTAGCAATTAAAGAGGTTTGCAAATGTGATTACTCACATAGGGCGCTCAGAATTAACGCTGGTACAACTGGCAACTGATTGCGCGACGAGGAACACCTTCTTTATCCATACGGATATGGTAGTCTTCAAGTGTGCTGCGTTTATTACTGAATACATCCATACACGCAATAAAGGAATCTACTGACGACGGTACACCTTGACCACGTTCCATGACACCAGATTCAATCTGATCCTGTATACGTTGGTCTTCCATATCGGTGTATTTTTCCAACCGTTCTTCTGCGGTTAGTTCACGGGTCCAGAACTGGATAAACGCATGACATGGTGGAAGTGCTTGATCTTCCACGAGACGTGGGTCCCACGCACAGATAATGATACGACGACTATCTGGTTCTTTCTCCAATAGGTGTAGAACTTCAGCAACCTGATCCACTTTACGTTGTATAACACAACGGTCAGTAGTGTAGTCTTCACCAGGAAGATCTACAACGAAGTCAAACTTACGATCTTCGTATACCGGCCAATCCAATTTTGGAACAATACGAATGTCTTCGATATCGCGCCAAGTCTTACCATAAACCGGACCCAAATCACCACCAATCAATTTTTGTGCTGGTTTATGTTCTAGGATTTGATAAACTGTTTTTAGATGGTTGTGATGCAATTCACCATGTCGACCTTCTAGAATCAAAGTCTCATCAGGAATAACTTTACTTTCCCTGTAATGTTTAACACTGATATACAAAGTTGAATTATTATCCTCATCCCAGTCTTGCATGTAGGGGGTTTCGGAATTAACAAACTTAATATTGTCTGTCCAGTGTTTCTCAAGATGGGTTGTGATCTCTTCAACAGTTAGGTCACGATATACTTCGGTACCTGGTTTAACCCATTCATTCCAGATACGGACGCCATTCTCGATTAGATACTCCAAGCGAGTATCGCCACTCAGCATCCAGAACAACTCATGCTCAATGGATGGTAAATGGATCTTTTTGGTAGTTACTACTGGCAGACGTGGTTGGAACTTATGGTGCAGGTCAAATCGTTTATGCTGTCCAAACCAACTAGTGGTACCGGTACCCGTACGATCTCCTTTACGGGAACCTTGGGAAGCAATTTGTTCTAGGATCTCATGGTATTGTTGCATTGACTATTCCTTAAATGTTAAACTTATTACGATTCGTTAGTATTTCCCAAAATGTGTTGCCCAGAAAACATTAAAGGTAAGTAGTAAAAGACCAACGCATGCAAAGCCAATAGTTACGCGCCTGTCACTAAAACTTAGAGTGAAGGGCGTGGCTACCCAAATGAAGACCATAAAGGTAAGTGTCACACCGAAGATTGCATCGACCATAATCTATACCTTTGTGGAAATGAGTACAGTGAGTATCGAAAGTACAAGAGTGATACAGCATACACGTGTAAACACCTTTGTACTTTTGTTAAATGCTGCACCGATTGTAGCCATTACACTAATGATCGTTAAAACCAATAATGCGTCGTATGCGTTAGCTACCATTACTTACCTCCATCAATTACTGTCATCCAATCAGGACGCACACGCGGTTGTTTCTTACGGGAATGGAATTCAATACCAGCTGCATCACCGGTAAAGATAACATCTTTATTTGATGTATTATTTGCTTCACGCTCTTGATGTTTATCATTGTAATCTTGAAAACGATCAACAGGGAAAGGATAGCTTGGAGACTTTGGATCAACTGGGTTATCTACCACAGGGGTGCGATGGTTTTGAATCAGTTTCAAATGCTTCACAGTGTCACTTCGTGTTTTGTCAGCTTCAGTTTTACCGATATTAAGGCGAATCATTTTTGGAGCATATTCACCAGATGCGCCAATAACTTCTTCATTTGCAACATCTTCACCCGATGGTTCAATAGCTGTAGGCATGTAAGACCACATCGAAAAACCATAGTTAGTGATATAACCAATGATTGAGATATACGGAACGAATACGTTATAGGGAATACCATTGCAACGGCAAGTGAACTCTACCCCGTCATCATCAAATACCATATCACGTGTAGCTTTCCAAGACAGGTTCATTGTAACTTGACCCATGTCATCGG